TGGCGATCACTACCGCCTTCTGGCTGGCCTCATCTATAACCTTGATCGTTCTTCGGGGCCAGTAAAAATCCTTGATATCGGCACTCACCTTGGTACATCAGCAAGGACGATGCTCGATTTCTCTGACGACGAAGACAAGATTATTACCTTCGACGTAAACGAGTGGACGAGCTATTCGACTACATATCTGACAAAAGAAGACTTTAGTTCTGGTCGTTTAACTCAGCACATCAAGGATCTACAAGAGCCGCAAACGTTTGCTCAGTTTTCTAAAACTTTGTGTGAGGCTGACTTTATTATGTGCGACGGCCCTAAAGACGGCGTATTCGAGCGTAAGTTCTATAGTCTTTTATCCACACTAGACTTCCCTAAGAAACAACGGTGGTTGTTCTTAGATGACATCCGTTTCCCTAGTGAGATGATCTCATGGCGAATTATCGATTCTCCTAAAATCGATCTAACTTCGTTTGGTCACTTCAGTGGCACCGGATTGGTCAACATCTCAGAAGGATTCAAGTTCGGTTAATGCCTTTTTATTCGGCGTACACAGCTAGCGGTTATCTAACTAATAACCTTCAAGATTTACTCGATCAAAAGGATCTTTCTTCTTTTGCTTTGAGTAAACTCGCTGCTTTGTCGCCGACAACGACAAGAAAAATATGCTCTGATTCTCGTTATATACCGTCGCCAGATGTGCTCGAGAAGATCTGCACGACTCTCAATGTCACGCCTGGCGACGTTTTAGGAATAAAGAGTACAATGGAATTAACTGTTGCAGTAGGTTCTGGTGTTTTCTCAGGCTGATTATGCTTTAGCTGCTCGCTTACTTGGTCAGCCCATGCCGACCACAGCTGCAGAGCAAGCGATGATGGCACCTATGGTTTCTCGGGTGCTTCGTGATTTCATGGTGATGCGTCCACCGTCACCTGATTATTCTGAAGAAATGTACACCGGGGCAACCCGTTCGCTAAATAATTATCCAGATACTCAGTATCCAAGGGTGAAGGCTGAGATTGCTTCACGCCTTCGGACTGAGCCTGAGCAACCTTCTCAAGACGCTTACCTGATTGAGATGCTTGATCAGGTTTGCCAGGACCCTGAGCTTGTGATGGAGATGCTCATGATTTTGGATGAGATGGATAATGAAGCAAATGTGCATATGCAGGAGCTCGCTTCCCAGCGTCCTGCTGAATATGACACCCCTTCCGATGCATCTGGCTACTCAATGCTGAATGCTCCGGTTTCTAACTCTGTTCCTCCCTCTGTCCAATATCAACAACTGAGCTGATGAACCAAAGTCAGAAGCAATTAGAAGAGCGGGATGTCAAATTAGAAGCCCCGATGCAAAATCCTGTGGATTTTATGCGCCGATACTTAGCTTCTAACTTCCCACAAACATCAGCTATGCCTTCTGCTGATCAAAAGGCTATGCAAGTTCCCATGATGTCTGACGATAAAGGATTAAAATTAGAGATGAAAAAGCCACTTAGCGGCACTTCTTTCGATAACCCTGCAGGAAGCTGATGTCAAAAGCCGCACGAGAATTACTTGAACAGCTCCAAAAAGCAGGAGTTATTAAAAAGAGTGCGGATACTGATGAGGTAAGACGCATTCTTCAGTCAGCTCAAGATACCCCATCTTTGAGCGAAAGAATCATGGGTAAACCCGGCGGACTCCGCCGTGATTTAACTTCTACTGCTGTTGGGGGTGCTGCATTACTCGGGCTGCAACGACTTGGCGGGGAAAAACCCGCTTCAGTTTCTCAGCCGACAACAGCAGAAGGTAAGTCTAAGTACACACAAACACTGAGTGAAGAACGAGCGTTTAGGGAATATTTAGATCAAGAGAACTACAACCGAGGAGTGCTGCGAAATATTCAATCATTTATGCATTTCGTTTCAGGGAAACCGGGCGAATATATTCCCTCTGAGAACTTAATGCCGATTGACGTCGATGCCAAGCTCAGAGAAGCCCAGGCGTTGCGTGATAATGCGATGAATGCTGCAGCTGAAAGGGAACGAACGCAAACAGCACAACAGTTTGAGGGAGAAGTTGCTAAGACTAGAGAAACTGAAACGGCTCAAACTCAACGAAGAGCCTTAGATCTACTTCAACAGATCTATGGTCAATCTCGGCAAGTTCCTTCTGGCCCAGCGGCTGCTGACCAGTCCACTCAACCTTATCAATATTGAGGTAATTAACAATGGCTGTCGATCCTAACGCTCTACCTCCTTACATGCGCCAGGTCCTCCAGGACTCTGGTATTCCCAACATCAGTTTAGATCCTTCTGAAAGGATCACTGTAAATGTTGCTCCTGACGAACCAGCACCGGTTCCAATTACTACGCAACCTTATGTGCCGCCTACTGCACAGCAACAGCAGCCTGTCTCTTCATCTCCGATGCAGGGGCAGCCGTATCAAGTAGGAGATCTTGTGGGCTATGAGCCTAGTGACACAGTTCCCGTTTCAAACAATCAGCCTTACGTCCCACAACCTAAGCCTCAGCCAAAGCCTGAAGTCGTACCTGTCGAATCGACTGAAAGATCTGATCTAAATAATCAACTTCGAGAACTGATAGACGCAGTTTTAACCAATAAAATTTCTCGTCAAGAATTTGAAATTCGGAAAGAAGAAATTCTTCTCCGTCAGAAATTTGATATGGAGCGGGAGCGTTTACGCGCTCAGACCGCTCTTGAAAAGAAACAGATTGATGAAAACATCGCAAGATATCAAGCCAATGCTCTTCGCGAAGCCGAAGTCGCAAAAGCTTTGACTATGGTGGCATACAAGGCAAACCGCCCAGATGCTGAACTTGTTAGTGCAATCATGTCGCCGATGAGTGGATTATCATCGTTATATAAGGCTGTTGGTCCTGTTCAGGGTGCCAACATCCAGCTACCGAGGGGGAACTGATGGGATTTAATCCGATAGGTGCTATTACAGGTGGTCTTACCGGTTTTGCTACAGGCGGTCCTGTTGGAGCTGTTATTGGTGCTGCTGGCGGCGGCTTTAGTGGCGGCGGATCTTCGGGAGGAGGTGGCGGTTCCTCAGGAGGGGGTGGCGGGGGCCAAACTATTGTTCAGTCCAATCCTCTCGACTTTTACGCCAAATACGGTGCTGCGGCAGCAGCTGCTAACAACCCACTGAGTCTTGCCACGTCAGAGTTTGCGAATGCTTTATCAAGCTCTACATACGGACAAGCTTTATTAGCCCAAGCTCTCCAAGCAGGTTCAGCTACAGCTCTCGCGGATGCCAGAACCCGTGGCGACACAGCTACTCAGCTTCAAGCGAGTGAAGTTGCTCAGCTTTTAAACAAAGGCATCGGTCTTCAAGAAGATCTGGGTAAGGCTCGGCTTGGTGTTGCACTTCTCAATCCGCAGTTCATGGCCCAAGCGGCCACTGCTGCTCGTCAAGGTGACAACCAACTCGCAAAAAGCCTTGGTGAAACTAACTTAGGTATCCGGGCTCTTCAAGAAGCTTCTAAAGCAAATATTGCTCAGCAGTTTTCTAAAGATCTTGGCACGTTAGCTACAACGCGTGCTGCTGCTCAGAGTGCTTTAGCTCAAGGTGCTCAACGAATCGCCGGTCAGCTTCAGCTCGGCGATCAGAATATCGTTGGAAACCTGACGCTGAACAAAGCACGTACCGAAAGTGATATCGCTCGTATTCGTGCAAACACGGCGGCAACTAAGGACTTGAGAGCCAATGCCGTTAATATTGCAATGGCTGGACAGCGGTATTTCGGATGATCTCAACACAAGCACCTGATACTAATACTGTCGGGGCTTGGTTAGATACACTAGGCAAGACTCAAAAAGATGCTTTCTTGCACTACGTCAAGAACAGCACGAGTGATATTGAGAGCTATTTGTATGCTCGCTTTTTGCGTCCTGGTTATACCGGCTCGATTGCTGACCTGACTGCCTGGTTACAAGAAAAGTACCCTAAGCAGGACCTTCGTAAAGTCCTATTAATCGAAATCGATAGCCTAAAAATGGATATCGATAACGTCCGGCAAATGACCCTTACGGGGATGCTTGATCATGCCACAGCAGCGACAAAAATCAGCGTCTTGCAAAAAGAACTCCGGTCACACATCCAGGCGGTCAGACAGCTCACTGACGGTATTGATCGCCGTGGGCTTCTACTTGCTGGTGCGGATCGTTGTTTACGTGAGCTCGTAAATAGCTTTGAAGATTCACCAACAATGTCCGATTTAATTGATGAGGCTTCTATTGTTGTATGGTCGACTATTGAACGAGAAGAGAAATCGTGACAGATAAAGAGCGGATTATTCAGTTCATTGAAGACACTGAATATGACCGTAGTTATCTGCCACACTTCGGCTTAATCCCTGATTGGTTTATTAGATACACCGAACTCAGGGATTTAATTATTAATTATTTAGACCGTCTCGAGGAGTCCCAAGATATTAACCAACGGGCATTTGAAGATGCCCATGAAGCTGTCGTTGACACCGAGAGCTAGCTCGATTGTGTCATCTTCTTCGACATACTCTCCACCGAAAGGGAGTATACAAGCGGGTTGAGTCGAGACAGGGTTGCCAACACAGTCGGTCCACCAGATTAAATCGTCGTTTGTCGATCCACTGAAAAGAGCCTCAGTGCACTGACGTGTGATTCTGGTGAATCCTTTGTCAAGCGTATACGCACCTAAGTGATAAAGAAGGTGTGGACGCTGCGCTGCTGTGTCAATCGCCATGTATTTCCAATGGAAAAACACGAGCCACTCGTCTCCAATATCAATAGGAGCGGTTGAATTAAAAGTAGGAGATACGCCTACTACTTTCTTCAGGCTTTCTGAATCAATCTCAATGTCTGGCTCACCTGGAGTTCTAATAGAAATTGGGACAGTTGAATACAGGAGACGAAGTCTTCCGCCTTCGCTAAAGAAACACCAGTTTTTCTCAGCTTTACCTGGTTCAAGATTGTTCCCCACGGGGGGATAAATACAGTCGTTTACCTCACCAAACTCATCGATGTGACCAACGCACACTTTGGGTTGGTTTACCATGAGATGCTTCGAGCTGTCCCACTTTGATGCGTAAGAGCTTGTGACAAACTGCAGGTAGAGGTCGTTATCAGGTGCTTTGAATAGCCTTCCGTCTTCGTAACTGAGTCTGTGAGGTTTATTTCTAATTTTCTTAGCGCCTGATATCGCGTTCTCTGAAGTAAGTTCTCCGATATAAATTTCAGTCGGTGTGTTGTTGTAGTAAAAATATTTTTTGTCGTGTCTAAATACAAAAGGTTCCGGCTGGCTTCTGAATGAAATAAGCCTATGACCTTGATGATTTACTAAACAAGGACTGAAGTTAGCTACAGATTTTTCAGGTAAACCCCAGTAAATCCGCGTGAATTTACCGCCAATATCGTCTGCTTGTTGGTAGACGGTTGGGTATCCCCTTTTGCTTCGAATGTTTACAGGGATCTGAGTGTACTTGAGTGTGGTTTGGTATCGGATTTGTTGTGACATCAGGCGAGCTCCATAGCTTTAGTGAAACCTTCGGCGATCTTGTCCCACCTATAAGAGGGATTTTGAGTGACTTGATAACAGTCGTCTCCGACCTTTTTGCGGTACTCCTCGTCTTCGTAAAGGCTTTGGATAAGTTCTGAAGCGTGCTTGTAATTAACAACTCCTCTTTCTACCCCTAAATCTTTATCTGTGACCCACGCTGCTACATCGATAAGAAGACCTTTATCTTTCCAGATGTCTTGGCACGAAGTGTGCGCTGGGACAATCTGCGGTTTTTTGCACATGGCGTGCTCGAAGGGCACCAATCCCCAAC